CCCTGCAGGTTCTTCAGCCACGCGCTGCGGTATTCCTCGCTGGAATGGTCCAGCATCTTTTCAACTTCCATCTTGGGTTCTTCCTTTCTGATTTCCACAATTTTGTCCGGGGCAGCCTTGCCCTCGTTCAGTTCCAGCGCGGTCTTTTTGCGCTGCTCCAGGTCAACCAGTTCGGCCTTGCGGGTGAGCAGGCCCTTCTTTTCCTCTGCGGCCTTTTCCACCGCCTCGGCTTCGGTCGCCTCGCGGACTTCCACGTCCAGCGCGGCCAGCCGTTCCTCCACTTGCTGGAGGTTCATTTCATCCAAATTCATCTAACTCGCTCCTAAATAGTCGTATTTGGCTTTCGCCAGTTCCAGCGCCCTGCGCATCTCCATGCGCTCTTTTTCAGCCTCCGCCTCAAAGAACGAGCGTGATTGTTTGACGTAGGTGTCCGAATACGCCGGGAGCGACACGATGGCCAAGTCAAAGAGCCTTGCAATGCTCTTGATGGTCCGCGTCCGCGTCCGCTTGTCGTATGCGTCGCCGCCGTCTGATATAGTAAAAGCGAACGAGCATTGGAGCGCGTCCTGCTTCACTAACTCATAGCAGTCCCGGCCGAAACTGGTGTTGAACAGCTCAGCCCGGAAATACAGGCCGTCCTCTTTGACGAACAACTGTAGGCTGCCCCCGCGCACCCTCGCCAAAATCGGGGTGCTGTCATCGTGGTTGTACTTCAGGCAGGCGTCCTTCATGTCGCAGTTATCAAACGCCGTCCGCGCCACCTGCTCGAAATACTTCACGCCATCAATCTCATAAAGCACGGTTGGGCTGTCGAACGACACCGCCTTGCCCTCGATGACCATCTTTTCGTCCGCGTTGACGGCCACCAGTTCCGCGACGCTTCTAAACTGCTTTTCCAACTCTCTCACCTTCTTTCAGGTATTCCCAATGGTATCCGGCTGCTGTTGGGCGAACGCCTCTGCAAGCATTGCTTATTGCGGTAACAGAAACGCCACACTCTCGTGCGGCGTAACTTATGGCTTCATACTCTGCCCCTGTTTCCCTACATCGTATTCGCCTCTTGTTCTGCTCTGCCATTTCACATATTCCGCGCTTTTTGTTCCTAATTGTCGCGGCAACGCTTTGCCTTGCCCGGGTTTCCTCTGACGCTTTCGCCCCAAGTCTGGTTGGCGGTCGGCCTTTTAGTTTTTCACGCATTAGTCGCTTGGTTTCTTCAGAATGCTTGCCAATACATTCGCCGCCGCTTGTGATGTTATATCCACGCTCTCTATCGTTAGAAGAAAACCACGCAATCAAATGTCGCTCAACGCTCTCAGCTGATTCCTTGTCAAGGTCTCTGTAAAGAACAATGTGATCAAACGTGCTCCATCCGTACTTTTTGATTGCTTTCGTGAAGTGCGCGTTGCGTCTATATCCCAATCCGTTTTGCCAGCGTTTTTCTGGCTCAATCCCGGTAATTCCAACGTATTTTTTGCCGCTCGGAGAAACATGAAGGTAGACACAATAACTCACGGTTCCGCGTCCCCCTTCTCCGGCTCCTCGGCCTGCCCTTCGTTGATTTTCGGGTTCTGCCAATACAGCGGCTCATCGCCCCACGGCACCGCGGGCAGGTTCATCACCTGCCGCCACTCGTTCGGGGTCAACGCCATGCGGTCCACCATCTGCACCAGCTTGAGCTTGTTCTCCATGCTCATGTACTGCATCCGGCTGGATTCAAAAATCACCTCGTTGCCAAAGCTCCGCTGCCGGTCGGTGTATATCTTGTAGGTGAGCTCCAACCCCAGCGCCACCAGGAACGGCTCAATCGCGGAATCATAGAACGATTCCCAGGCGTCCCCGAACAGCTTGCCCTGAATCGCTTCCTCGCTCACGCCGAAGTAGCGGTAGATGTTCTCTCGCAGCTGCCCGACGTGCTCATAGGTCGCTATCTCCGGCTTCACGTCCACAGCCTTGAAGTCGACCGTGCTGTCCAGCATCGCGATACCGCTGCTGTTCTCCAGGCTCAGGTAGTCCGCCACGAAGCGGTCCTTCTGCCGCTTGATGTCATCATCGCTGAGCATCGCCTTGGTCGACTTGAGGATGCCGCGCAGGTTCGCGGTGCTCTTGATGGCGTTGGCCATGCCCTGGCCTGTGGTGTCAAGCAGCTGCAGGCTGGTCGTGATGGCGTGGTTAGAATCGCCAAATATATCGGATTCGTTGTAGTGCTTCCGCAGCACCAGCAGGTCGTCCCACCCGGCTGTCAGTTTCTGGCCGCCCGCGAACTGAAATCGGATGTACAGCCTGCCGCCGTTTTCCACAGCCTCCGCCGGGCAGTTGGGCACCGGGTACAGCGAAATCGCCCGCCCGCGCTCGTCCCGGTTGATGTAGATAAAAACCGTGTTGTTCACCTCGTACAATGTCCGGCACTTGTACAAAAAATCCTTGCCGTTCATGTACAGGTTCGGCCGCACCCGCAGCAGGCGCTCCAGCCCCGGGTCCTGACGCGCCACCGCGTTGGCCTTGCTGGTGTGCTCAGCCAGCGTGTGGACGCAGCTCCTGGCCACATCGTTCCCGTACACCCCGCCCTGGAACGGGTAGAAGCGGCTGTTGTACGTCCCGATCTCCCGCCAGGTCGTCCCGGTCCGGTCCTTCTTCCCGCCGAACAGGGCGGCGATTGCCCCTCTAAAATTCATTCGGTTCATCACTCCTTAATTCGGCAGTATCTGAGGAAATCTTCCTCATGGTCGCAGTAGCCCACAAAGGCGTTGAGCAGGCTCACCATGCCGTCAATGCGCTTGGTGCTCCCGGTCTTCACCGGCTGTATGGTCTGGATGCCGTCCCGGTTTAGCGTCTTGACGCCAGTATTCAGCAGGCAAAAACGAAGCATAGGATTGTTCTGATAGACAATCCGTTTTTCCTCAAACAGTCCGCCCAGGCGCTTCATGGGGTAGCTCCATGTGTAAGCCCCTTGCGGAATCTTCACCATGTCAAATCCCCGCTCCTTCATGTCGTTTTCCCAGTAGCCCGCCAGCGCGCGGTCATAGCAAATCCACAGCGGCCGGATCTGGTGCTGCTGGACCATGTCCACAAACCAGGCGGTAACGTCCCGATAGTCCACCGTTGCGCCTTCGCAAATGGTCAGCCAGCCTTGATCCGCCCACAATCGGTAGGGAGCTTCCCTGGCACTGGTTTGTTCCGTGGCATCCACCCGGGCGCGAGGCAGAAAATACTGCTGGAGCACATAGAAGTTTGGGTCCTCGCGTTTCCTGATCAACAGGGTGGCGCAAGTCAAGTCCGTAGTGGCAGACAAATCACATCCTCCGATGGCGTAATTCCCCTGCAGCTCCTCCATGGGTACCACAGTTTCATTGACAGCCGCCTCAAAGGTTAACCAGGCATCCGCGGTGTTCTCCGGGATGTTGAAGTCCTTGGTCAGCACTGTGGGCAAAAAGGACGGGTCCCGCTTTGCTTTTTCCACATTCTCCGCCAGGGTCACCAGGCTCTTGATCTTGCCCAGCCCCGGGTTTGCTTTTCCCCAGGCACCCGGATCTGTCCACTCCTCCCGGCTGTCCAGTTCGTACAGGAGAGGGAGCAGGCGATAATCCTCGAAGCCGTCCTCCCACAGCGCTACCTTGGAACAGTAGTCATACTTGGCATCGAAAAAGGCTTCTCTTACAAAACCGTTGGTGGAGATCAGCCAGGCCATGGGTTGCTCCCGGGCCGCCTGGGACTGGACCATCACGTCATAGATCCGACTGTCCCGGGCTTCGTGAAACTCGTCCTGGCTGAAGAAGTGCGCGTTCAGTCCGTCCATGGTCTTGGTGTCCGCTGCCAGGGCCTTGAGGGTGGAGAACATGGCCGGGAAATAAATGTCGCTCTGCCGCTTCTTGGTGATGCTGCGGATGGCCACAGACTGGGCCCGCATGGTCACCGCCTCGTTGAAAATCAGTTTCGCCTGGTCCAGTTTGTTGGCGGTGCAGTACACCTCGCAGCCGGTCTCCCCGTCCGCAATCAGCATGTACAGCTCCACTGCCGCGGTCTCTGTGGACTTCCCGCACTTCCGGCCCCGGATGTCCACAACTTCCCGGAACCTCCGGTGCCCGTTCTTGTCCAGCCAGCCAAAGGCCAGGGCGATCTTCGCCTTCTGAAAAAGCTCCAACTCCAGTTTCTGCCGGCCCCACTTGCCCTTGCTGTGTCGGCAATAGGTCTCGATAAACTCAATGGGGCGATTGGCTGCCTCTTCGTCAAAGCGAAATCCATCGGGCGGCGAATCCATCCAAGAAACCTCGCGCTCATATACCGCCCGGACCTTGGTGCTGACAACTTCATCCCCGCCCTGGATTGCCTTGAGGTACTGCCTTACATAGTTCACACCGCCTCACATCCTGTCGTCCGATAATCCAGCAGCTACCTTGTCTGCTTCCCGCCGCGGATAAACTTCATCAGCTCCTCCGCGTCATCCGACTGCTTTGCGCCATCAGGCAACCGGTCCATCAGCTGACGGATCACCGTCTGGTAGTTTTTGTCCCGGGTGTTGTACAGCTGAGCCACCGGCCGCAGCCGTTCATAAGGCGGCGCTTCGGCGGACTGGGTGAACATCTCCACATCGCCCTTAACGGAAATATCCGCCCAGGCGTCATCCAGCAGCACCCGCAGCCTGGCAGCCTGGACGATTAGGCCGTCACAGACAGCGGACTCCTCCGGTGGCAAATCTGCAAAGACCTTCTTCAGCCTTGCCCGCTCCTTCTTGACCCTGCTCTCCATGTCAGCACCGACCATGCCGGCACCTCGCTCTTTCTCCACGCTTCCTCAGCCTTTCTTTGGGTTGTTTTCGGACGCTTCCACACAGCCACCAGCCCATCATTTTTCTGCAGTGCGCCCGCCTTGATCGACCTGATTTCCGGGAGGGGGGTCACGCGCGACCCGGTCGGTTGTCCGTATGGGGGCCCCACGGTATCGGACGACCGTTAATATGCGCCGAGGGTAGGGGGGGTTATAGCCTGAAGGCGTCCTCGAGCGGCTTGCAAGACCTGTGGAGAAAGATGCTTGGATCCGTTTGCTGAAGCGTTTTCTCGATGGCGACCGCTTTCTGAAAGTCTGCCTTGTCTATCATTGCCATTCGCCACCATTCGCCATCATCTTGCTGACCGCATATCAAACAGCTGCTTCTGATCGGCTCGGGCCATCCTGCAACCTTTGTGATGTACTCAATGCAGGCATCCCTGTCCATGCCAAGATCGATCAAAGGATATGTGTTCTTGTAGTACTTCTTGTGCGCTTTGCGTTGTCGATGCTGCTCTTCAGCGCCGATTCCGATAACTGATACATACTGCTCAACGCCTTTAGCCAAAAGCCACTTGCGGATGACCTGCACCTTCCACTTGTCATTACAGGCGGTTTTCATTTTTTTAATTCCGTCTTTTCTTTTCTTGAAAACCGGAATGATACAGAAGCCCGACGGGTCCACCAGGTACTGGTCTGCATAGTCGGCCGTCTGAATTATGTTCAAGGTGACGCCGACTTCCGACAACTTCGGGACGAGGACCTTTCGCACATAATCCATAACACGTGTTTTCTCAAACCCCGTATCCACCATCACTGCATAATCCGGCTTCTCAATCTCTCCTTTGACGATCAATGCCGCGATGGCAGTACTTTGCACCCCACCGCCGCAGGACCAAACACGATACGTCTTCCTGTTTTTTCGCTCCTGCACGCGACGGTGCTTGTTGGAACACGCTCTTGAACAATACGATTCGCCTCGCCCGTCATATCGCTGGCCACATCCAACA